TTGTTTTTGGATTGATGTTCCAACCCATTTTTCGTAATCCTTTGCGTGTAACTTAGGATTAGTAATCTTTTCTCCAGCACGAACTTTACTATTGTTATATGTTTTAAGTGAAGCACCAGCTATTGCACCTGTCATGCTGTCTTGTAGATTAAGAAACTTTTTTAACTGTACTGCACTAATCTTCTTGAAAGTAGTACCAGTATTAGAAAGTGCAGATGTTACTGACGCTGTTTCTTTTTCAGTCATTGTGGCTCTACCAGACACATCTTTGTATGTGGCATCATCCATCCAAATGGAAGAAGGTTTTTTAAGTCCACTAATGTTTGCACCAAATGATGCTTTCATTGATTGTAATTCTTTACCTGTATAAGTGGTATGCCAAACAATACCAATTTTTGCTTTCTTTACTTTGTTACCCATATCACTATCAACAGGAACAGCATAGACAATAGTATTAGGCTGAAAAGTGTAATACGATACCCCATCAATAGTTTCTTTTGAAACGTCATCTGTGAACATAAGATCGCCTTGTAAGACTTCTTTAATTCCAAGCTTTGAAAACTCTGAGAGTGCAACTTTGAATTTTTCATTTAATGCTCCAGACAGGTCTGCATCTATTTCTGCACTTGTCTTATACAGTTTAGGATTGACGTTGAATACTGATTTCTTTGCAACAAAGAATTTACCATCACTAGGATCAATACCAGCAAAGATTGCAGGAGCTCCATCCCACTTAACAGTCATGTTAATTGAAGATCGAGAATTACCAGCAAGCATATCTCTTAATGAACGTAAGAAGTTTATTGCAGCTCTACCACCCTCAACACCATAGTTGAGAATTTCATCTTCCAGATGTTCTAGGTGTAAATTTTTACCACCTTTATCTTCGTCTAGTTGTGAAAATGATATCATTTTAATAATCCATTGTATGTAACCTTTAAACTCCATTGTTTAAGTTTACCACCACTACTTGAGCGAATAGTCATACCTAGTTTAATAGACTCATTACCAGAAATCAATTCTATTACCCAATTTTGTTTTGTACTTGCTGCATATGCCTTAACAAATTTTACTTGAGGTAAAAACACACCAACAGCATCTCTGTCTGTAACTTCTTCATAATTAGAACCAATTGCTTTGACAACTATTGTCGGGACATCAGGGGCTTCTCTGAGAATTGCATCTTTAATCCATAACATAGATTGTTTATCATTTTTATTCATTCTATCAATAACACCTTGTCGTGCTAGTTCTAGATATTCATCATAATACTTGTTTTGATCTGTTACAGAAAGTTTATTAATTACAGCAACAGTCTTTGCTTTATCTTTGTGTCTACCATTTGCACCACCATCAAAATTATTTATCGGGGGCATACCTTTAATTTTTGAATATACTTTGTCGTAAATAATCTTACGCAATGCTTCATTGCCAGATTTATCATTAAAACTTGGGCCTCTTTTATTCACAAAGATTGTTCTGTGATATGTGTTTAGTTGAGGTTCGGCGGTTTTCTTTCCACCAGCTTTTAGACTAACGCCTAACATCTTCCTATCTATGTATTCAATAAACATATCGCCTGGATGCCCTTTAGGAACTCCTGCTGGTTTTCCACGATATCCCCAATAAACATCTTTTATTGGTTTGTCTTTATGTTGGTCATTGATAAATTGTAATACACCCAAAGCATTTTCCATTTTATCTTTATATTTTGAAGAACCTTCAGCACCATTTACAGTTTTTTGAGCAGCATCAAGATCAGATTTAATTATGCATTTGCAAGAAGATAAATTAACATTCATTAACTTTTCCATAAAATCTTCAATATTTTTAGGATTTAATTTTTTTTCAAATGCAATACAGGGGAATAGTTCTGTAATACTAGAATTGAGAGTACTTTCTCCCATACCACCAGTTTTGGGTTTAACATCGATTCGAAAACTTCTTCCATCGAAAGTACCATCAATAGGATCAACTGATGAATTAGTAGATGTAGTATTTGCTGTGACACCAGCATTTTTTAAACGCCTGAGAATTTCATCTCTGTCTGTATCTCTATCTGGTGACAGAACTTTAATTTGAACTCTTGACTTTTCAGATTTGTCTGCTTGTGTATATTCAAAACCATCTAAAACATCAGAAGGCAAATCTATATCTTCTGATATAAAATTTTGAACCTTTACTACTGGTGCAACATATTTTTCTTGAATAGGTCTAAGCTGACGTACATATTTCTGTAAAGACATCAATTTCTCCATTTGTACAAATATTTTATACTATTTATATAACAGAGAAATTGATGAATGTCAATACCTTTATTCCATTAACTTGTATAATTCGTCTTGTATTACAGCTAATCTTTTTTTAGTCTTTTTAGAACCAGTTTCCATAGCTAGTATTATTTGTTCAAAATTATCAAGGTTATAAAGTCCTTCTGCATCTTTAACAATCACAACACCAAACATACCCATACCCTTGTGTGGTGTACATACATAAAGATAAAAACCACTTTCACTAAAAGTATATTCTGTATCTCTACTTACTTTACTTTTAAATTTAATATCTTGTGGAGAAGCGACAAACTGTACATTGTGACCTTTACTCTTTGCAATCCAATTTACAGTATCACCCATAGATACTTCTACTATGGTGGGATTGAATACCATCTTTTGTTTTTCAAATTTATTTAACATTTCAACTTGAATTGTTTCTTGTGCATAACTTACATATACTGAAGTAAAAATTATACATTGTGCTAATACGAATAGTATCCAAAGTTTTTTCATATTTTAAAATCCTTAATTGCTGAAAATTTATCAGTCTTGTTTCCAAAGTTAGTTTTATCAAAAACAGGTTCATCTTGTCCACTGTCTACAATATCTTCTTGTGCATTTACTTCTGCATCAAACAATCTCATTTTAGAACGATCAATACCCAAAACAAACCTCTTATTCATTGTTGGGTCATTATATCTATTCTTCAACTGTTTGACTACAATCTGGTTAAGTCCTTCAAGCTCTTCATTACTAATAAGGGCAAACATAAAATCTGCAGTCGCTGGGAGGCCAAACGATTCAGATGTGTCCTCAAGGCCGATATCCGTTGAGGTGAATCCACCTCTTGTTGTTTGTGTAGCTGACATAATTGGAACATTACATTCAACGGCAAGGCCTCGCAACTCTTCTGCAACACTTTTGATGTAACTGTATGAGTTGACATTTTGTGCTCCTTTAAATCTACTAGATGCACATATATTTAGATAGTCAATAAAAATGATATCTGGTTTAAATGACTTCTTAATAGCTAGTTCTTTAATTAGTCCTCTGAAGTGTGAGGAGTGTGCTGATGCTGTGGGATATTCTTTGACTATAAGTTTACCAGAAGTCTTTTTGATAATTTTTGCAATCTTATCATCAAACATCTTCTTTGGTAAATCATGCAAATCTTCCATAGAAACATTCATCAAGTTTGCATCAATGCGTTCTGCAATGCGTTCCTCAGCCATCTCTAAAGTGATATACAATACGTTCTTACCTTGAGATAGAGAACTAGCAGCCATGTGACACATAAACAAACTTTTACCTACACCTGTACCAGCAAGTGCAATGTTCAAAGTTTTAGTTGGAAGACCACCCTTTGTAATCTTGTTGAAAAACTCCAAATCAAAAGGAACACGTTCTTCTACTCTGTGGTAAAAATCAAACCTTGAATCTGAATCCAACAAGTAATCGTGACCCACAGCATTATCAAAACTAACTGCCAATGCATCTGTGAGAATACTTGGAATAGAATCTGGAGTTCTGTTTTTATCTTTCCCATCAATAATAGATATACCATCCACAATTGCATTGTATATTGCCCTATCTTTGCAAAACTTTTCAGTTGTGTCTAACAACCAATCTATGTCAACATTTGTACTGTCTAATGTTTTTATAATTTCTACAATCTTAGAATGTTCAGTTTCAGTTAAATCTTTTCTTTGTTCAACTTCAATCTCTAAAGATATTTTTGTAGGAATCTTTTTATACTTATCTACAAAATTATGTATTTCTTCAAAAATTATTCTTTCTTCTTTTATATCAAAATATGCAGACTTAATAAAAGGTAAAACCTTTCTGCAATAATCTTCGTTAGCTACTAGATTGCTAAGCGTTGTCCGTTCTATCGTTTGATTCAATATTTCCATCCTCTGATTGTGCTATAATGACATGATAAAGAATGTCACCGATTAATTTATGAAACTCTTTTCCTTCTAGAATCTCTTTAGATATTCCATTAGTGTCTAGTATATCATAATCAAACTTTAAGTTCAAGTGATTATCTTGCATTAATTTATTTTCATCTGGAAGTGTGACTTTTCCGTACTTATAGACAACTCCAGCATATTCTGTTTTTTCTGTCAGTCCAATACAAGTTTGTTCTGGAATATCTTTATTCTCTAAGAATACAAACTTTTTTGTAATGGGGTCTTTTAAGATTTGTTCCATAGATGGTAACTGTGTATTATTTTTTTTCTCAATAGGTTCACCCCTAGAATTTAAAAGTTTAGACATAGTGTAAATAACTCCCTACAATGTATTTTGGTTTATCAACTGGTTTTTCCCCAGCATGAAGCCAAGGCCACATTGGTGGAAACATTAGTAAAGAACCTTTCTTACAAGATGCACTAAAGTCTGTTCTACTAAAAGTTGTTTGACCTGCTTCATTATTATCTAGATACAAGAAGAATACTAAAAACCTTCTTGCAGTTTCGCAATCTGTAACATCTACATGAGAACCAAACATATCCTTATCATTAGGTAAATATCGTTTCATTCGTATTTTTTCTAATGTACAATTTATTGGCCACATATTATCTGTAATAGCACAATCTTTTTTATATATTTCTAAATAAGTCTTATATGTATTCGTTAGACGTTCAACATCACTTTTCCATATACCATGTTCCTGTATATGAATTTGTGAGAAAGACATTTTAAAATCACGAGCTTCGTTTTTTCTGTCTTGATGAT